AACATTTGACCTGATTCCACAATCATTTTAACAACATGTTTATCGCATTGCTCTTGTGCTGCAATAATAGGGTCATTGTTTAATATAAAAATATTCATGTTAAGCGACTTGTGCTAAGTGTTTACATGTGCCTCTGAATTTAAATCCAGGACATGAACACTTTTTATCAATTATTGTATATGTGTTACCTTTACTGCCTTGCACAGTAATTGCACCTTCTGGTAATTCCTCAGGCCATTCACCAATTAGTTTAAACTTTCTCCTTGATTTGGAGAATTGTTTTATTGGTGTTTTAAACTCTTTGTAAGCTTTTCCTTGTGGCATATAACCAATTAAGTATCCAGAGCTGTTGACATAGTAATCGCCATTGGATATTTGCTGGTCGCCCCAATCTGTTATTTCTCTTAGTATTTGTATCATAATATAATCCTTATCAATATATGGTATTATACCACAACTAGGTGTTAATGTAAACACGCTAGATGAAAATAATTTAAAAAGATGTAAGAGTTTGTGCGAAAGTTCTTAATAGTAATGCCAGTCCAATACCATTTAATAATATTAGAGCTCTGTCTTTCCATAGTAGACCAACCCATAACCAACCACTAACACCAAAGATTGATAAAATCAAATCCCATGCTTGTAGTCCGTCAATGCCTCGTATTGACATTCCTGTCAAGAGCACGGTCGATGCTGCCCACTTTATATACCAGGATAAATCCTGTTTTGGTGTTGCTGATTTATATATCCTTTTGGAATTAGCTAATTCCTTCGGGTCAAATTTTGTTTCGTTTGCGTTTTTGTTTGGCATAAAATCTATGTTGCCTAAGTTCCCTAAGTTGTTTGAGAGATTTTCTACGTTTTCTTGCTTTATCGCTTAGATATATTCTATCTTCTCTTGTTGTTAATTCCATATCCGTTCTCCTAAAAAATTGTTTATTGATTAACATAACAAAGGGTTTTATCTTATAAGCTTCTCCTATTTAACTATTAGATTTGGAAAGGCTTCTTTTACCAAAGCTTTGGTAATACCTTTAATTTTTAATTTTTTATCCTTAGCTGCGATAACCATTTCAGCTTCTACACCATTTAATGATTCAATAAAAGATAAGAACATTCCTTCTCTTCGTAGTGCTGGTGTATCATTTGCCACAGGTCCTTTAAAAAAGTATTTAAATCTTCTATGACCTCTATGTAAGTTTAAAAATTCATGCCCAGCAGGTGCATCGTCCTTCTCGTAACTAGGAGCTCCTGTAGGTAATAGTGATACAACATCATCATCAAATGCAATTCTTAATACATCTCTTAATGCTGGTGATGAGTTTTTTTGTAGATAAGTAACCCTATCTGCTTTTTTAGTTATTTTAGACGCCTCTGTTAGGACATCTGATATTAATTTTTTAGCCATTGTAAAATTCCTCCGCGACTTCAATCAAATTAGTACATCTTTTTTTAATAAGATAGTTTAAAACCTTCATTTTCATTGGTGGTTTCTGACCATTAAAAGTATTTATAATGCTTTGTTGTACATCTTCTGGGATTTCAGCCAAATCAATAAGTTTTCTATTACGCTGATAATTCCTAAATATTTCTTCAGGCATTACTTCTCTTAATCTTTCTGCATTATGAATCCAATCATCTATTCTGGTTTGCCTTAAAGGTGTTTGTTTTGATTCAGATATAAATGTATCGTCATTGGATAATACATTTGGTACTCCATCGCCACTGTCGCCTCTTAATATATGGTTCCATAAATATGTTCTTGGATTTTCATTTGCTACCATTTTCTTTTGTATCGGACTGAATTGTTTTACATTATTAAACTTCTGTAATTGAATGAAGTCCTTGTCTGATGATACAATCATAACCGGTTCATGCATACCAAATTCCTGTGTCTGCATTGTAAGTGTACCAATAATATCATCTGCCTCACAGCCGTCCATGTGTAACACTTTATATGGTAGGTTTTCTTTTATTTCATCGCGAACCAAGTGTAATATTCTGAATATTTCTGTCCAATCCATTTCTGAATTATCTCTTGCTTTCTTACGATGTGCTTTATACTCTGGAAAATATTGTTTTCTCCAGGTATTCATTCCATCTGCACATATAACCATCTGGCCATATTCGTCTCTATAACGCTTATTATACATACGAATACTGTTAAGTATCATGTGTCTTATCATTTGTTCATCATTTAATTTTTGCACTATTATATTTGATAGTGCGATTTGACTATAATCAAGTAGTATCATCATCTTCTCCATCGTCTGGGTTTAACCAAACATCATATTTTTCTTCCAATTCATTTCTTGCTTTAGAATTTGTTTTATCCATTACTTTAATCGTTGCATATAGCCTATCAAAATCTCTATGTAGAGTATGTGGTATTCCATAATAACGATGAAACATAGCATTAAGCATGTTTACGATAACGAACATATCTCTTGATTCCTGAAAGGTCTCATCCCGGAATTGCATATCAATAAAATTATTTGATACCTCTCCAGTAAGTATAAATTCCTCTATAATTTCGAGTATAAATTGTGCAGAGGCCACACATTCATCAGAGGCGTCGTTAACCAAATCATGGTTATCTTTTATCTTTTGTGCGTGAGCCTTTTGTTTAATTTCTTCCCCTGTTGGGAACTTTAATATTTTCGCCATAATAGATACTATTATACCATACTTTTAATCATCTGTAAACATGTTTTTAACACTATTTGAACCTATTCTACAATTGATTATTCCGTTATAATATTTGTCGGACAATAACACTTCTCTATCGAATTGTTCCTTTGTTTCCATATATGCACATTCCCCTTTGGTTTTACAAAGATGTAGAATTTCTCTATGGTACATTTCTGGGCCTTGTGCAGATACTTCTTCCATTAAGTGTTTATTGGAACCAAAGTAATCTTTCCAATTAGATTCCACATAGGTTATTTTTCTGCGTTTACGTGTTTTTGTTTTTTGTAGTGTTTTCTTTGACCAAAAGAATTTTTTACCGATATATTGGCGTGCTGTAGCTCTATTTGTAATACAGTAAACAAACCCCTGTAAATCTTCTCTTGTAAAATCCTCGGGTGGATTATAAATTCTACCTTGGTATATCCAATTACTCATTAAAATCTAATTCTTTTAATCCCTCTTCTGTAGGTTCTCCACAATGAGGACAGAAATTAATTACTACTGGTTCATCGTCAGCTGGTTTTATTATAATTCTGGTGTAACAATATTGACAGTCTAAAATCATAACTCTAAATTAGTTAATTCTTTTAACTCTGTATATCCACCAATTTTATTACCATCGACAATGATTTGTGGGAATGTTCTAGCACCTGGAAATTTTTCCATTAACTCTTCTCTTGTAAAATCAAAGCCTAATAGTTTATATTGATAATCCATTTTCTGTTGTTCGCATAAAGCTTTTGCCATATCGCAATATGGACATTGTTCCTTACCCCAAATCTCTATCATTTCATTGTCTCCTCTATGAATTTACCGATTGTTGTGATATCACTATCTGATAACATACCTGCTTGAGCCCACATTGTTGAACTCATAGGACCAACTTGTCCTCTATTTTTATATGTATATAATCTATCAGTTATATAATCTGAACTCTGTCCTGCAAGTTTAGGGAAAGGGCCATTACCTTGTCCTTCTGTTCCGTGACATGCTGCGCATCCAGCCCATAATCCCTTAATGGAACTAAATTCATCTTCGGCGGCCAATGCTTTTTTCCTTTCTTCTATTTCTGGTGCAGTACCATTGAGTGCAACATATTCTTTATAGCAGTCACCTATGCATTGCACATTGTTGGGAACTCCTCTATACTCTAGATTTGTGTAAGCTACTGCGATAGTAGCAATTAAAGCTGTTGTTGTAAATAATATGTAACTCTTCATTTTAGTCCTTGCGCTCTTGTGAGTCGAATAAGGTCATTGGCTATGTTGCATTGATTATCTACAGTGGCGCATACAAACTTTTGTACCCACGCCATATCAAATACAAAGTCCTGATTTGTTGTATTCAGTCCCTGCTTTTGACACTCTATAACTAGTGCTTTCATAACTTTTTCCGATATTTCCTCTGATTTTCTCATTCTCGGGAAATCAATTACTTTATCCATTTCTTCTCCTGTGGAATGTCCACCCTCTCTTACGAAGGTAATTAACTTGTGATGTTATTGCTCCTGTGGAACGAGCCATCTTAGTAGAAAGTTCGTCAATTGACATTGTATTATACAGGTCTTTTAACTTTTGTTTCTCTTTGGTTGTCCAAGTCCCTTTTCTAAATAACATGATGATATTATATCAAAATTTTAAGCAACTGTCAAGAACTATTTTTAGGAACCATAAAATAGTACTTGACTTATGGTTACAGATTCGGTATAATATGTACAGGAGAAAAAATTATGGAAAGTACAGAAATAATGTTTCTAGTAGTGCTACTAGGAAGTATACACACTAGCTATCTTTACGGAAAGCGAGTAGGGATTGAAAACACCATTGACCTTTTAGAGGCCGAGGGTATTTTAGAGTTTGATGAGTAAGTAGTAGGACGAAGCTAACAAAAAATAATTCTTGACTTCTGGTTTCACTTTTGATATAATATGTATGAAGTAGGCAGAATAGGTCTGCTTACGTTTTATGGTCGATACCGAAAGGGTCGGCATAGTATTAACGAAAGTGATATTAGGAGAATTAAAAATGACGATTGATATTAGTAAATTTTGGCTTGGGATGAACAATGAGTGGTTGTTACACAACACTGATACATCATATCCAAGATATAACATAGTCGAAAACGCTGAGAATGGCAACTATCGAATAGAGGTAGCAATTCCTGGCTGGAGCAAGAAAGAACTTGAGTTAGTTC